AGAAGAATTTGAAAAAGAGTGGAAAGAATTTAGAATAGTTATCGAAGAAAAATATAGAGGGAAAAATGCAGGTAAGCAATCTGGAATAATGGGTAAAACAGTTGAGAGAACGGATATAAAAACTGCTCCCGCAACCCCCGAAGCTATCCTTTGGAATGGCTGGAAATCGCATGGACTAAAACCTGCTTATGAGCCGATACTTGTAGCCATGAAACCCAACGAGGGCAGTTATGCTAATAATGCTTTGAAGTGGGGTGTAGCAGGGTTGAATATAGATGGGGGAAGATTGCCAACACAGGGCAGAAAAACGGGGACAAAAAATCCTAATGCACAAAAAGGAAGTGGTAATTGTTATCAAGGTTCTGATGGGAAAAAACAAATGGAATACGATTTACAAAGCAAAGGTCGCTTCCCTGCCAACATCATATTAGATGAGGAAGCAGGGCGGTTGCTGGATGAGCAGACACAAAATGTGGGGAATACCAAACCACACAAGATAAAAAGCAATATAGAAAAATATGAAGGATATGGAAGTATAACCAAAAAGACAGGAGAAATTGTTAATTATAATGAACCAAATAGCAAAGGTGCTTCCCGCTTCTTCTATTGTGCTAAAGCCAGTAAATCAGAACGGAATAGAGGGTGTGAGGGGTTGGATATACCTGAATACAGATGGAATAATGGGGGCATTTGCCAACAGATAAAAGGGCAAAAAGGTAATTGTCACCCAACTGTCAAGCCGTTATCACTTATGAAATATCTTTGCACCATAACTAAAAATCCAACAAGCGGTATAGTACTTGACCCATTTTGCGGAAGCGGTACAACTTTGATGGCGTGTAAGGAAACAGGCAGAAAATATATAGGGATAGAGAAGGAAAAAAAATATTGCGATATAGCAATTAAACGAATAAATGAAACACCTGCGAGGTTATTTTATTGAACGCACAATTTATTGAAAAATATCACAATTTTTACACTAATACAAAGAAAAGATTTAATTTTGTATACGGAAGTGCTTCTTCTGGCAAAAGTCATGCTACTGCACAGTATCTTATTAAAAAATTTTACCAAGAAGAAAAAAATAAAATCTTTCTCGTTATTAGAACTACTTTACCTTCACTTAGAATAACTGCTTATAAGTTAATTATTGATTTGATTTCTGAATATAAACTCCCTCTTCATCTCAATAAATCGGAAATGAAGCTTGAATTCAATGGCAACGAAATGTATTTTAAAAGTCTATTAGATTCTGCCGGTGGGATAGAACGTATAAAAAGTTTCAATGTAAATTATATTTGGGCTGAAGAACTTACTGATTTCTCATTGGCTGGATTTCGTAGATTAAATTTAATATTAAGAGCAAAGAATGAAGGCATGAATCAATTATACGGGACATTCAATCCGATAGATACTTATCATTGGATTAATCAAGAGTTTTTTGAAAAGCGTATAGACGATTGTGGAGTTCTGCATACTACTTATAAAGATAACCCTTTTAATGATGCAGAATATATTAAAGAATTAGAAGCCTTGAAAGAACAAGATGAAAATTATTACAATATTTATGCTAAGGGACTTTGGGGTGTAAGAAAGAATATTATATATGAGAATTGGAAAGTGGTTTCTTATCGCAAATTACCAAAGATTGAAAGTTGCGATGAAGTGTTTTATGGTTTGGATTTTGGATTTAACAATCCGTCTGCTCTGGTGGAAATAAGAGTGAAAGATAATGAGATATTTGAAAAGGAATTATTATATCAAACTCATTTGACAAATCCCGAATTAATAGAAAAAGTAAAACCCTTGATATATAACAAGACACTTATTATATATTGTGATTCTTCTGAACCCGATAGAATAAAGGATTTCAAGAATGCAGGATTTAATGCTAAGCCTGCTCGAAAGCCGAAAAATTCTGTTCGGGATGGTATTGATATTGTCAAGAGTAAGAAAGTTAATATTTCTGATAATAGCGTAAATCTAATTAAAGAGAAAAGGGCTTATAAATATAAAGAAGATTCTGACGGGCATGCATTGGAAGAACCTGTAAAGTTTAATGACCATTTACTTGATGCTGAAAGAATGGCAATCTTTACTCATATGGGCGGCAGAGGAGTTAAAAAGGGCGGAGTATATTATCCAGGTAAGCCAAAAAAGAAAGTCGATACCGAAAAGGAAATTAAATTAATCATGCCATCAACTAAGGGTAAGATTCGTTTTTAAAGATTTTTATTGATTTAATTTGTTTTTTTTTGAAATTTATTATAATATTAAAAAAAGGTAAAAAATATGAAAGAAGATAATTTAAAGTGGGTTATAAAAGAATTAGAAAATGCCAGATTACAAGGAGACGGGACAATACGAGTTGACATGGGATGGAAAGGATATCCTGGCACTATGAATTATTTAGATTTTAGAACTTTTTGTGATGAATTAATTAGGGAAATAAGAACAAGATGAAGTGATTAAAATGTGGTGGAATTTTTTAAATAACATAAGCTTAAAGGATATATTTATAACAATTCTAATTCCAATTATTGGTTTAGTTTGTTTTATAGTGGGATTGGTGACTATTATTAAGATGATATTTTAAGAGGGGGGAAAAATGAGAAAAATAAGTGTTGAAGAAGCTATTGATATTTTAGGGCAAAAAGGATTTAAAGAATCAAAGATATTAAAAATGAAATTAGATAAATTTATAGATGTAGTCAATGAACATATTGGGGAAATTGAAAGTACAGCATTTATAAATAGAAAAAGTTTAGGCAAGCAATATTCTACTAATGGTAAATGGGTTGATTCGAAAAGTTTACTTCAAGGAGATGAACTGAATGACAGAAAAAAGTAAGCCAATTGAAAGACAGATTGGCACAGTTTACATGGATACAAAAGGTAAAAGATTTTTCAAGAAAGCTAAATCTGAAGTTGAATTTGAAAAATCTTCAAAACAGTTAAATAAGGAAAAAAGATGGATTGGGCAACAAGAACTAATCCCGCATCCTTCATATTCTTTCGATTCCCTTTATACATTATTTGAACATTGTGAAGTATTCGCTTCTTGTGTTTGTCAAATAGCTGAAGACGTAGCTGGGCTTGGTTGGAAATTAATTCTCAAGGACGACCCTAATAAAGAAGGAGAAAAGTTCCAAGAAAATAAAGAAGAAAAACAAAAGATTATGAATTTTCTCAATCGTCCCAATGCCAAACAAAGTTTAAGACAAATTTTCATATCGTTACTACAAGCAAGAGGTATTGTTGGATTTGGCGGGATTGAAGTGGTAAGAAATTTAAAAGGTGAGATTGCAGATATTTACGCTATTAGGGGAACTAATTTATATATCCACGAAGACAGAAATAAATATTGCCAAAAAGTAGGACTAAAGAAAGTTTGGTTCAAAGATTTTGGATACGATAAAAATGTCAATTCTGAGACAGGGGAAGAAGGTAATTTCGGATTTAAACAAAGAGCTAATGAATTAATATTTTTTGGAACTGATTATGGAAAAAGTTCTTATTATCCTATCCCGAAAATCCTCCCCTCCGTTTCTTCAGTAGTATGCTTACTTGATATAAAGAGTTATAATTTATCATTCTTCGCTAATTATTCCGTTCCTGCTTATGCTGTAATATTAGAAGGCGAATGGGATGAGGATGCCTCTCAATATATTACTCAATTTTTAAATACCGAAGTTAAAGGTTCAGATAATGCTAATAAGACAATTGTACTAACTACTCCAGAAGGGGGGAAAGTTACATTTAAGGCATTATCAATAGACGAGAAAGAAGGTTCTTTTAAAGCTTATCAAGTATTATTAGAAGACGATATATTATTGGCTCACTCAATGCCTCCATATAGATTAGGAAGGGCAGTCACAGGGAACTTAGGGGGGTCGAATAGCAGAGAAGCAACGGCAGTTTATAAACAATCGGTGGTTGAACCAATACAAGAGTATTTAGAAAATATTGTCAATATATCGTTTATAGAAAAAGGGTTAAATTGTTTTTCATATTTATTTCGGTTTAATGATTTGGATGTGCGAGATTTAGATGGAGAAGTAATAAGATATAATTCCTCTATTCAACATGGAACTATGACCCCCAATGAGGTAAGAGAAAAATTGAACTTAGGAGAGCCATACCCCGAAGGTGATAAATATTATATTTCTAATACTTTAGGCGAAGCTGGGGTCGAAGAAATTGAAACGACTAAGGGTAAACTCGTTGATGCTGTAGATAATCTACGTAAGGATATGAAAAGAGCATTTAGTGAGGAAGATGAATTATGAGATATCTTATAAAAGTATTATGGTTTGCTTTGACTATAAAAGTAAACAAACCAATATATAGATTTCGTCTTTTATTTTACACTTATGAAATCTGGAAAAGAACAATATTAAAATTTTTAAGGATAAAATATGTGTAAATGCAAAAATATAAAAATGGGTAGCTATGATAACCAAGTAACGTTAAAAATGCCCAACGGTCAATTAATGGGGATTGATACATGTATAGCTCAAGAAATCAAACATTTATGGGATTGTGATATTGGAACTACAGGTTGCTGTTGTGGGCATAATCAACAAGAAGGCTATATCGGCGTTATTGACAAGGACATTGAATTTATGAAAAAGTCTGGATATAAAGTTAAATTCAACAAGGAAAATTTAAGCGATGAAAGTAATTTTATACCCAAAAGCCATTATGAAAATGGAAAATTAAATTACTATGATTATGAGATTTTATATAAAAAAGGGGAATAGATGTTTATATTCTTAACTGGCTATTTCGGATTATTTATATTTTCGATACTATTTTTTATAATGAAAAGGTAATAAATGAAAGAAAAACAATTTGAAAAGTTAAGAATTATATCAAGCAATTATAAGATTGTTTATCATAATGAGATAAAAGATGCGAAAGGAATATTATTAGATGGGCGTATATTAGAAACGGAGCAGACAATATTTGTACTTAAATCTATGCCTTATGCAAGACAGTTGCAGGTTATTGTGCACGAAGCTATGCACGGAATAGATTTTGAGATGTGCCTTAATTTAAAAAATGAAGAAGATAGAATTAATCAATTCACTACTGGGATAACCTGCTTTATTCGGGATAATCCAGAGTTTATTATGGAATTTATAAAAGTTTTAAACAAAAAATAAAAAGGTGATATAAAAATGTGGTGTATAAATACTCATATTCTCGGAACAACTATAATTTGGATATTAGCTGTACTTAACTTTATAGCGATAATGATAATAGCAATTAACTGGAAATGGGTTGAATTAATGAAAAAAGAGATATGGTCTGTTTGGGAATTATTGCCAAAAATAGATAAAAGAAAGCCAGAAAGTTGGATTGTGCAGAACATAAAATCGAATGCTATAATAAGTGCTAAATACAGAGCCCATTTAGATAAGTTCCATAGAAAATATAAAAAAAATAAAGATGGATATCCAAGTGAAGTAAGAGATGAAGATTTTTCTGAATGGAATCTATAGTAATGGGGCACTTAGCTTAATGGTAAAGCTGGCGCCCGATGAGCGTCCGAGTCATGGTTCGACCCCATGAGTGCCCACCAATTTTTAATAACGCTTTTATCTCTAAATAATATCATTTTACAATAGATATGCAGATATAAAAAAAAGAGGGTATGACAACTCACATTATCTTGAACACCCTCTTTAAAGTATTGTTATATTAGAAATTTTAAGACAAAACCATTGTAAAAAGGGGTAAGTTACTAACTAAAGTAAGGAAAGAAAACTATGCTGACAAAAACACAATACTATAATCTCGACCAGGCGTTTGAGAAATTAATGAAAGCCTTAACAGATGATGCCAAAATCGTAAGGGAACAAAATATTCTTCTTGATAAAAATTATAGAATTATGCATCCCGTTATTGTAAAGTGGATGGAATTTACAAGGACTAATATTTTGAAGGCTTTAAATAAAAAATATATTAATAAGTCTTTTCAAAAAACCGAAGTAAGTAGAATTGTCGCAAAATTGACAGACTGGGGTGAACTTGAGAAAGATGGAATCAGAATGGTAAAACCTGCTGCGATGGAGATATATGAAAAGGGCGGAAATGAAGCTTTTAAGATTGCAGGGATTGAAGGTTCTTTTGATATTGTAAATATTAATGCGGTAAATAAAGTTAATGAGATTTGCTCTAAATTAATTGTGGAAGTAAACGGTAATACTAAAAAAGCAATTAATACTTTAATTAAAACAGGAATTGCCGAAGGGCAAAGTGTGGGCAAAATTGCCAAACAAATTAGACCTTTAATAGGATTAACCGAAAGACAGTCTTTGGCAGTAGGAAATTATCGGGGTAAATTATTAAAAAAATATCCAAAATATACAACGGCTAAACTTGATAAAATGGCAAAAAGATATTCAGATAAACTACATAGATATAGAGCAGATATGATAGCCAGAACCGAAACGGCAAGGGCACAAAGCGAAGGAACTTTGCAGGGATATAATCAGTTAGGTTATAAAAAAGTTGAATGGTCGGCAAATGTGAATGCTTGTCCAATATGTGATGCTTTGGAAGGGCATAGATTTACCCTCGAAGAAGCAAGCGGGATGATGCCCGCCCACCCGATGGGCAGGTGTGCGTGGATTCCCGTAAGAGAAGAAGGGGTTAGACCAAAAGTGCCAAGACTTGACAGATTAAGATTGTCCAATGCAAATGCAGAACAACTTAGAGGAGAGATGGAACTTAATAATATGATGTTTGACTCGACCAATAATCTTGAATCGGCGGCAATGACAAAACAAAGAATTATAAAAGAACTTGCTGAAAAATTAAAAGACAATAAAGAATTTATGAAGTATGTAAAAAGTAGACATCTTACCGAAGCATTATCTGAAAAAGAAAATATGGAAGGGATAATTAATCATTTAATTAAAGATTGGGCTGGAACTTCTGGAGATGCTAACACACATGCAATTGCAATGCAGATGGCGGCTAAAGCAGAATTTGGTTTAACAAACGTAGCTGTGGGTCATTTACCCACTGCAGAAGCATTAAAGTTACTTAAAATAGAAGGGAAAGCAATGCAAGCTTTCTTAAGAGCACAATATAATTTAACTCAAGAGTATTTCAAAAAACAAGGGATAACTTCTTTGACCAGTTATAGGGGAATGAAACTTAGAGAAAAAATACCTGGGTATAAATTCGGTGGAGAATATGTAATGACAAGTGGTGACTTACAATTGCAACCATTATCTTCATTTTCAATAAATGTAGATACTGCGAGGAAGTTTGCGG